AAGTAGTCCAATAGGGGTAGACATGGCGTGCTCCTTTGCGCGTTGTGTTGCCGGGGGCGCGGCCGGGTCGCCAACTCACAGCCGCGTCCCCACTGCTACTTTTCCGTGTTCTCCACCGTCCGCTTCTTCGCCTTCGCCGTGACCTCGACGATCCCGGTCAGCGTGAAGTTGACGTCGTCCGGGGTCTCGAACTCGTCTCCCGGCATGACCGTCAGGTTCAGCGCGGGAATCGAGACCTCGAAATCGTTTTCGTTCTTGAACTTTCTCACCATGTCACCCCCTGCTTGTAGCTGATGGTGAACGGCTGCTGGAACCAGCCGCGTCCGTCCTCGAGTAGCAGCCCCTCGTCATCCTCGCAGGTGCCGAAGGCCGTCTCGGTGCCGGTGCCGATCTTCGCCCGCAGGGACGCCCGCGCGCCCTCGATGCACGAGCGCACGTCCTGCAGCAGCTTGTTCTTCTCCTGGCGCAGATTCTTCTCGCCTGCCCGAACCATGCCCGAGACGATCATCTCCAGTTCGACCTGCCGGCTGGCGGTATTGCCGCTGCCCGGCGTCTCGGGACCGGTCTGAAGCCACACGACGAACGCCGCCTCAGACGCGATGGCGTCGTCGTAGAACTCCGTTACGAACGGCTGAGTGTTGTAGCCGCCGGCCAGGGTGATGCTCTTCAACCGCGTGACCAGGAATTCACAGATCAGATCCCGGACGTTGCTGCCGATCTTGTTAGGCACCGTCCAGCCCCTTCTGCTTGCTCACGATCTTACCGGCCTTGCCGAGGATCGCCTGCATGGACCGCCGCAGCGTGGGCCGCGGCGGAATGGTCACTTGCTTGGCCCGCCGCCAGCCGACGCCGGGGATCTTGAACACGAGCCACGGCGCCCGCTTGGTGCGGATGGTCGCCCCGAACTCATGGACCGGCGCGACGATGCTGTCGCTGCCGTACATCGCGGCCAGGTTGTGTTCGTCAAGCCGGATGCTGTATGACCGGCTCAGGGTGCCCGTGCGCCGGGTCAGCTTTGTGGCGTGGCTGCTGGCCGTCGCCAGTCGCCCGCCCTTCCGCACCATTTCCTTGCGCTTGTGGTGGCGCTGAATCTCGGCCGCCACCTTTCGCACGCCCCGAAGCATCGCCGCGCGGCGGCGTTTCAGCGCCCGCGATCCGGTCAGTTCAAGCGCCCCGCTGGCGCCCATCATGGTCTCGATATGCATCAGACCAGAATCCTGTAGTTGTCCCAGGCCCGCCGGACGGCCTCCGGTAGCGCCCCCGTCTCGAACGTCACGCTATGGCCGTCCAGTGACTCGGACTTCACGCCCGCCCGCGCCTTGACCAGCTTCGTCTGCTCGTACCGCATCAACTCCAGCGCCCCCGCGAGGATGTCCCCGGGCAGGTTCGCCTCCGTCCAGCCGGCGGTGTAGACCAGTTTCAGGTTGCGCTCGGCGTAGCTGAAGGGGACCACTGCGGAGTAGAGGGCGAAGCGGCCCGTGGGCGCATCGTACTCGTACTCGGTGTACGTCTCGGCCACGTCGCCGTCGCTCAGGCGCTGCACCGATGTGATGGCCGTGACCGGCGTGACGCGGGTCCAGAATACGGACAGCCCCTGGCCCCGCTGGTACTCGGTGACCTCGGCGCTGAGGATCTGCGTCCGGTTCGTGTACGCCAGGAACTTCTCGGACGCGGAGTTGATCAACATCCGGGCCTCGTCCCCGGACACCTTCAGCAGTTCCGCCGCCTGCGCCTCGGTCACGATGGGGTCGCTGGTCAACTGCAGACTCATGGCGTCCCCCTATGCCGTCGGCGTGATCGGATCGCGCACGTCGATGTAGAACTTCTCAAGGAAGTCCACCTTACTGGCGCCGTTCACGATCTTGACCTGTGCCGTGTACTGGCCGACCTCGTCCACCTCGCCCGCGGCCGGGGTGTAGTCGAACAGGCCGGATGCGGCGGTGGTCACGTTGCAGCTCTCGCCGTCGATCTTCTTGTTCCCGCCGTACTCGGCGGTGATCGTCAGCGTCAGGTCGGTGAGGTCGTAGGCGTCCCCAGCCGCATCCTTGGCCGTGAACTCCAGCTTGCGGCCATCGGCGCCGACGTAGGTGATCACGGTAGGGTAATTTTCGGAGGCCATCTCGCGCTCCTCGCCTATGGCGGATTGTCGGGGTCGGCGGGATCTTCCTCGCCGCGCCCCAGGGTCGTGTAGTCGGGGCCGACCTCGCCCTCGGTGAACTCGGTCCAGCCCAGGTCAAGCCCCTCGTCGGCGTCAATCTCGATCCAGCAGCGGTAGGTCGTGTTGTGCCACAGCCCGGTTACCTGCCGCTCATGGCCGTCCGTCTTACTCGACAGCGACCACTCACTATAGATGTATGGGCCGTAAGGGTAGCCATTCTCAATGCGCCGCACGCGGAACCGCACCTTGCCGCTTACAGAAATGTTGCAGCCGAAGTTGATGACCGTGCTGCCCTCGTCGTGCGTGATCGTGTCGAACGACGGCCAGGTGCCGCTGGCCGAAATTACCGGCCCGGCACTGGCCACGCCCAGCCGCTCGCCGGATCGTTCCACGTCCGCGCGCTCGCTGAGAGTGGACACTGCCGTCCGGGCGGAGGCGTCGCGCTTGACGTCCTCCCGCTCGGTCAGCGTGGAGAGCCCCTGCCGGGCGCCCTCGTGTGTAAGATCCGCGCGGCTCACTTGCGCCTCGCGCCCCTGCCCTTGTCTTCCTTGGTGGTCTCGCTCCGGCCGCGGGCCTTCACGACGACGATCTTGCCGGCGCCGACCAGCGCGGCCAGCTTGTCCGCGCCGAAGCCACAGGCGTCGCTCTCGAACTCGAAGTCCTTCCCTTCAACCTGGCCGTTGGGGAAGACCACCGTCCTGCTCTTGTCAATGATCCGGTATCTCATTGCCTTCTCCGGTGGGGGCGCCCGAAGGCGCCCCCTTGTTATCGGCTACACGGCCTAGGTGTAGTCGGCCTTGCTGTAGTGCGCGGCGCTACCCAGCTCCCAATCGGAGTGGGTGAAAACGCGCAGTGCGGTCTCGTTGCTGTGCCAGCCCGAGCCCAGCGGGTTGAGGTCCACGGCCAGCTGGCCGCTGTTGGCGAAGATGACCTCGCCCGGATCGAACATCGTGATCCAGTAGGTCGTGCTGATCTTCGCTGCGGGGTGCGGGATGACCTTGTAGCCCTCGAAGGTGTCCGGTCCGCCCTGGAGCACGTTCACCGGGCTGGAGGCCACGGTGGCACCGAGCGCCAGGATCTTCGTGCCCCGCCACTTCGCCGGGTGCGTCACGATGATGGCGTTCTGGGTGTCGTACAGCAACGCGTTGTCCACCAGGGACTCGGTGATGAACAGCTGGAACTTGGCCACGGTCATGTCGGCCACGTTCGTCTGGTCGCTGGTGCTGCCCAGGATCAGGATGCCGTCGCTCGGGGGATCGGTGCCGTCGCCGACGCCGTCGTCGTCGCCCTGCAGGACGCCGGTCTCCTCGGCGCGGATCAGCGAACGGATCATCCGCTTCGTCAGCACTTCGGCGATGCTCGCGCCCGGGGCGGACAGCATCTCGTTGGCGATGTTGGACACGTTGCCGACCAGCTTCGGCGTCACGGTCCCGCCCTGGAAGGTGGCCGGGGTGTCGCCCAGCGCCGAGCCCTGAGCCCGCCAGTAGGCGGTGTTCTGGACGAGGTCGCGCGGGATGGTCATCGCCACGCCGGCCTGGCACTGGATCTTGGTGAGGTATGGCAGCAGGCTGCCATACAGGTCGCGCATCTCGTACACTTCCTGGCGCACGAGCGTCGGGACGAGGTAGCCGGCGGTGGCGGCCGTGGTCGTGGTCATGTCGGCCTTCGATCGGCCGCCCGCCTCGAAGTCGTAGCCGTCGAGCTTGAACTCGTCCGGCACCTTGCCGTAGCGCGTCTGGTGATAGACGCCCTTCAGCCACTTGTTGATGATCTGCTTGACGTCCTCGGCGCCGGACGGGCCGTGCTTATTCTCCAGCAGCGCCCGCATCTCGGCGATGTCCTTCACGGTGGCGTCGAACTCTGCCCTGTTCTTGGCGATCAGGTCGGCCTGATCACCCAGGGACTTCTCGACCTCGGCCGTCTTGTCGGCGGCCTTCTCCTTGGCCTCCCGCACCTCGGCGGCGGCCTTTTCCATCTTCTCCGTGGCCGCCTGGAGTTCCTCGGCGGTCAGTGTCTTGTCACTCATGTCGCGCTCCTCTGCGCTTGTGTTGCCCGGCTGCTTTCGGGTCGCCAAACTCACTTGGCAGCCGTCGTTTCTATCTGAGCCCGAACCGTTGCGCCTTGGCGTAGGCGCCCTGCCGGTCTCAGTCCTGCAAGGCGACGATGTCTGCCAGCGCATCCATGCACCGGCCCTCAGCCGCCCGTACTTCCTCCATCTGCTTCTCGGTCTCCTCGGCGCCCGGCCGCACGCCGGACATCAGCAGCCGCTCGATGCCCGCGAGCCGGTCGCGGAACTCCTGCTGTGCGTCCGCGAGTTCGTCCACCTTCTCGGTCAGGGCCTCGCGCTCCTGGTCGTCCACAGCCTCGGGCGCCATGCGGATCAGGCTTTTCATGATCGTGGCCGTGTTCTCGTTCGCGCCCATGTTCACCGGGCTGATCTCGCGCAGCAGCTGGCGCGTGGACTCCACGCCGCCCGTCATGCCCTCGTCCTCATTCAGCGGCTTGTAGTCGAGGTACTTGACGCCGACGCTCCACTCGGAGAGCGCACCGCGCCGGTACTTGCCCTCGATCTTCATGGCGTCCGGGTCGCCCTGGTCGAACTCCGGCCCGAACAGCAACTCCTTCTTCTCGACCCACGCCTTGCCGCCGGTGTAGATGTTCATTTGGAACGGGTCGTGCATCCAGAAGCCGCGCGGCGCCTTGTTGAACCGCTCCATCTCCCACCCGGCCTGGCGAATGATGTCGCCATCATCGTCCCGGGATTCGTCATTAACGACAGCAACGATGGGCTTGCCCTCGGCCTTCTCGATCACGCGACCGGCGCCGACCTTCGCCGCGTAGATGCTGCCGTCCTTGGCCTTGATTCTCATGTCTCAGCCCTCCGTGGCTGGTATGGTCTCACAGCGGCAGTTGATGACGTTGCCCGCCGCGCCGCCATCTTCCTGCGGGTGCCGCAGGCCGCAGCTGAAGTTCTCGCCGCGGGTCACGACCTCGCCGTCGCAATTCCAGTGGTCGAATTCGCTGTTGACCCCGTCCCGGGTCGCCTCGTCCTTCGCGGTCAGCCACTCGTGCTGGTCAAAGCCCTGGTTGCCCATCTCCTCGAAGCGGCCGGTGTTGAACAACGTACCGACCTCGGTCCGGGCGATGGTCGTGGCGTGGTTGGCCTCCACGGTGAACTGGTGCTTGACCGCCTTCACGACGGCGCCCAGCGGCTCGCCCTCGGCGATGGCCTCTGACGCTGCCGTGTGCACCGCCTCGTTGATCTCCCCGATCAGCCGCTCGGGGATGTTGGCCCGGATGTAGTTCCCCCGCTTCTCTGCGATCCGGGTGACCTCGGGCGTGAACGTGACGGCCTTAGCGTGCTCGCTATAGGCGGCCTTCACGCCCGCGGCTTCCTGAATCGAGACGACCCCCTCGGTTGCGGCGTCCGTGTAGAAGGGCGCCACGACCTCGGCCAGGTCGTCCCCCATCCCGGACATGGCGTCCATCAGCTTGTCCTGGAACACGGTCACGGCCTGGGCGTCGGGGCCGTGGGGCATGGACTCCTCGAGGGCCTGGACAGCGGCCGCCTTGTACTCGGCTAGGGTGCGTTTCCACTCGGCCCGGAGCTTGCGCTCCAGGCCCGCCATGCGGCGATTCCGGCGGATGCGGGCAGACGCCCCGGCCTTCGTCCGGCCCCGCAGGTGGGCGCGTGCGGCCTTCACGCGGGCGGCCAGCGGGGGCGCCTGGTCGGCCTTCTCCGGGGGCTCGGCGACGGGGGGCGCAGGGGCCGGGGCCGGCGGCTCGGGCTCGGCATGGTCCCAGCCGATCAGCGCAGACGCGGGCACGAGGTTGGCGTTGACCAGGACGTCATCGCTGCCCGGGATCGCGGCGTCATCGAAGCCCAGGTTGAAGCGCCGGTTGACCTCGGCGGCGGGGATGCCCTTGCTCAGGTAGACGGCGGCCACCCGCGCCTGCTGGAGTTCGTCCTCGCGCAGGGCGTCGATCTTCGACCTGTCGAAGCGGACGTGAGTCCTCAGGCCTCGGCGGCGGACAAAGAAGGCGTCCCAGGTGGACTCCAGCGCCCCCAACTGCGGGACCAGGGTCCGCGACCAGTAGAGCTTGATGATGCCGCTGCTGCTGTCGTACTTCGCCGCGTCGCCCTTGCCAATCAAGAACGGATTCATCCCGTACACCCAGCAGATTTTCTCGATGGACGGGAACTGCGTGGCGATGATGTCCAGGTCGCTCGAGGTGAACTTCGGATCGAGCGGCATCACGCCCGAGGGCAGGATGATGTCCCGGGGCACCTCCCCGGACGCGCCGCGGCGAGAGCGGATCTGCGCCGCCGCCTGCTCCAGCTGCGTCTCCTTGGTCAGCTTCGGCTCGTACATCAGGGGCCGCTCGCCGCCCCGGTCCATGAGTGAGGCGTTCAACTTGTCGCCCCGGCTGTCGATCTTGACCGCCTGGGCGGCGGCCTGCAGCGGCGACAGGCCCCGGAACGGCTTGCCCGGGTTGATCCGCTTGCTGTGCATCACGTCGCCGGGCATGAGCGAGAACGACGTTTCGCCCTTCTGGTAGCGCCAGCTGAGCAGTTCGGTCGCCGCCCCGCCAGGCGTCGCCAGGTCGCGCGTCTGCTCGCGCCAGGCCAGGGGGTCGAAGAACGGCGTCATCTGCTTGGGGGCGCGCGGATTGTCGAACACCGTAAAGCACTCGCCACGGAGCAGCATCAGGATCGTGGCGGCCTCCAGGTATTCCCGCGTAGATAGCGCCGCGTTCGGCTGCAGGAACAGCTGGCGGACTGGATCGCTGTCGGGGACGGCGCTCTCCGGGTCGTCCGGGTCGCTCAGGAACAGCAGCGGCACGCCCGCCACGTCCCGGGCCTGGGTGCTGATGCAGGAGTAGGCGACAGCGTTGGCCTCGTAGGCGTCCTCGATGCCGGCGCCGCCGTACCAGCCGGGGGCGATCCGGGAACCGGGGCCGAAGTAATGCACGCCGAAGCTGGCCCAGGTGTACGTCTTCTCACGCAGCCAGCCGAGGGCCTTGCGAACGGGATTTCTCATATCACAACGCCGCCCGTGAATAGGGTCATCCCCTCGATTCCCACGACCATGTAGCGCACGGCATCGCAGCCGTGGTCATCCACCTTCAGCGGCGATTCTTTCTCCGGCGTCTCGTCGCCGCGCCGCTTGGGATACCGGTAGTTGTCGAAGTCGCGGACGATGTCCGGGCAGTTCGGGGCGTAGATCCGCAGGGCCGGGGGCTTGGCGATCAGCCGCTTCTCCACGGCGATGATCCCGTTCTTGACCCAGGACTGCTCGAGGCCGCCGGGCGGCCGGGGCGCCGCCTCGATGCCGAACTCGGCCAGTTCCGTGATCATGCCCGGATCGCTCGGGTCGGCCCAGCCGCGGAGCACGCCGTACTGCTCACTCAGCCGGCGGACGTTTTCGACCACGTCCGCGCCCGTCAGCCCGGACTCATAGACCGAGTCGATGATGTCCAGCGTCCCGTCTCGGTCCATACCGGCCACCGGGATGGCGCAGGGATTGCGGAACCCGAAGTCGATGCCGAGGTAGAAGTCCTCGTAGCGGTCCAGGTCCAGCGCCCCGCTGAAAACCATCGGCCCGGCCGGGTCGAACGACTTGTAGACCCGGCCCTCGAAGGTGACGAACTCGGCCAGGTACTCCTGGCGGAACACCCAATCGGGCAGCTCCTCGCGGGCCGCGTCGATCTCGCTGTTGGCAACGAACGGGTTGTCGTAGGTCGTGTACTGCCAGGACTGATAGCCGCCCTCGCCGCGGCGCCCCTTCTGGAACAGCCGGTAGAACCAAGTGCGGCCGTTCGGGCTGCCGATGAAAACCGCCTGGCCCTGCTTGTCCGATAGCGACGGCCGCAGGTCCGCCGTCCACCGCTGTTCGTCGATGTACCCCGCTTCCTCGACGATCAGCAGGTCGATGCCTTCGCCGCGCAGGGACCGCTTGCCGTCCGCCGAGCGCATGACCACCATCCCGCCACCCGGGTAGTGGATCTCGTGCTCGGACTTCAGGATGGTGACGCCGGGGATCTGCTCGGAGAGGGCGACGATCTTCCGCCAGCCCAGCTTGGTAACATCGTAGGTCGGGGCCACCCACCAGACGATTCCGCCTTGCAGGGCGCAGGCGAACGCCAGGGCCGCACACAGCTGCGTCTTGCCCCAGCGGCGGCCGCAGGCCAGCACCTTGAAGCGCGCCGGACTGCGGCGCACCTTCTCCTGGCCCGCGTGAAGCGGCGGCATGTTAACCGTCAGGCTCACGAACCGGTTTACTCCAGTGCAGGTTGATCTCCAGGGGCTGACCGGTCTCCAGGCGGAACCGATCGACGAACAGCCCCAGGTGCTTGCCCAGCAGTTCCAGTGCGCGGTTGGCGCCGGAGGAGTCGAATCGCCACTCGCCCGTCTCGTTGCCTTCCTTGTCGGCGATCGGCTCGCCGGTCATGCAGCGGTCAGCCACCTCGTTCAGTCGCTGCAGAACAGAATCGGCCGTGATGCCGGTACGCTGGGCCTTCTCTGCGATCATCCGCGCCACCTGCGCCTGGACACGGGGATCCCGCAGCAGGCGGAAGGCGCGGTCATCCGGTCGGCGCTTGCCGTAGCCGGCACGCAAAGCTGCCTGCGCGCCGTTGAAGTCCACGACGTACTCGCGGCAGAACTGCGCCTGCTTGGGCGTTAGGGGACGATCAGGGGCGGCC